TTTCAAAAGCACATCAATGCTATACTTAGAATCAGTATAAATTGTTGCCCCAATATGCTTCCCATCCGCAATATACCGAACTACATACTCAAGTGCCCGCAGCTCAGCGCGCTGATTTGTTTGCGGCTCGTGTCCCGGAACTACTGCAGAGTGTTGATAAATAATAGAACTACCATCACAAATATGAACGCCAAAGCCCGCTTTCGCCCCAATCCTACCATTGTTTCGCGCAGAGCCATCGCAGAATAAAGAGAGTCCCATTTATCTTCTTCAATAGAAAAGAAATCCCTATCACTTTTTAGAGTCATGTCGTCCGCCCTACCAGATTTACCGCGACACCTATTTCACCTTCTTGCCGTTGGACCCCTTTTTCTCTATGTTGGACTTCAGCGTGAAAATACTCCAGATAGCGTATTTACCGCTCTAGGTCTCTTAGGTCTTGTTGTCCTATTTTATCATTCCTACAAAGCGTATCTCAAACTCAAGGACGGTCAGAGCGCGTGGGTTAACTGGATTCATATCCTACTTGTAGCCCCATTGCTATTAATCTTAGGATACTTGAAAAAAGATGCTAGCCGCCGGTATTTTGAGATGGTATTACTATTAGGATTTGCTGCTATTGGTTACCACGGGCTTTACCTAATTCGCGAGATGATCTTTAATTGATCGGCAGGTGCTACTTCGCGAAAGCACGTGATGGTATGATATAGATAAGCGGACGACGATGCGTATGGCTGATGGCACCGCTTACATGCCTCTCCACGAATATATGGGGGAATCCACTCTTTTGCGTGGGTTCGCGCATAATGAATTAACATATTTGATTTTACATGGGACGTTTGTGTACAGCCCGCTGAAGGGCACTTAAAGGAAACCGCTGCCGCAGGATTTTCGCTAGTACCTAGTAGCTCCTTTTCCTTGTCGGTAAGTTTAGGGTCATCGGCGTGGCGTGTTGCTAAATGATTCATATAACCAGAACGTTGTAGGAACTGTGGAGTATTTGCGCATCGATTACACTGAAATGGTAGATTTGTACTATGATTTTTCATAATATGATAATACATAGTATTTTGTTTTGTGGTGATTTTTCCACAACCATTATGCGGACACACGTAGTTACCGGCTTCATTCTTTACGTATTTACTATTGGCTACAGACGGAACACTTACGACAGACTGATTTAAGGACATGGCGTGTGACATGTTTAGAGTCGTACGTGACGTTTCAATTTTTTGCGAAATGACGACACAACAAACCAAAGAAACCATACCAAAGATCGCAATTCTGACAATGGTTATCGGTGCTGATTATACGAAGGCAATGGAGCCAGGTCTCCAAACCAAACGTGAGTATGCCGCAAAGCACGGATACGATCTTCATATTGGCGGCAAGGACTTTTGGGACCGCACACGACCGATTCCGTGGTCCAAACTTCGCTATATATTAAAATATATTGACGAGTATGATTACATATTTTGGTCCGACGCGGATGTAATTATTACAAATCCCGATTTTTCTATCACACACAATATTGTACCTCTTCTTCCGTCAAACAAAGACTTGCTATGGACGAAGGACGTCGTAGGCAATCTTAACTCAGGAAATATGCTTCTACGCGGTCGGTCGCCCTGGCTCAAGGATTTTATCGAGCGCACCTACCAACAGATCCAATTTACGTATCATATCTGGTGGGAAAATGCGGGAATGGTCCATCTATATTTGACAAATCAGCAGGATAAAGAGAAGATTGAGACAATTGAGAACCACGCTCTTTTCAACGCATACCTGTTCGGTCCTAAAAACATCTCGAGCGACCCAACGGTCAGGCTGTTTCAGCCAGGCGATTTTCTACTACATTTTGCTGGCGTGGCGGACCAGTGGAATATCTATCGAATGATGCGCTATATTCTTCATTGTTTGAAAACCAAGACCCCCTACAATACTCAACTTCTTGATAGCTGGTATGTAACACCCATGAAGTCGCTACAAGATGCGGATGCAAGTATGCAAAATATAATACCCAATTAAGGAATGTCGGCTGACATCTGGATGTATATTTTTGCGCTTTTCATTGTGCTTCTGCTCTTTGGAGATGCCCGTTCAAAACATATGTTAACAATATCACCCGAAAAGGCTGCGTCAATTGAGTATGAGAATTGGCCGACGTGGGATACCATTGAACCTCCTGGCACCCGCATTCGTATCTTATGGATTCTACACGATTATGTACCGTTTGTCAACGCGGGATCTGAGATTTGCGCTCATACGATGAATAAGCATCTTCTCAAAAAGCCGTATTTATACGATATTTGGGTCGGCACTCCTGGCTATCCAAATAAGACATATGAGGGAGTACGCTGCTTTGATTTATATAATACAAACACTCTATTTGAACTTCTCAAGGACACACACGTATTAATGAGTCATTCGTATTTTTACCGTAAGCAGTCGATATGGTTAGCCCATAAGTTTGGTATACCTTTTCTAGAATGGGTCCATACTGACAATTACGTGCGAGCTATTGGACCCCATTGGTTCGACGAGCGCCTCAAAGGGCGTCAGTGGGCTATTTTTAATTCGAATAGTTTACAATCGTCCCGAAAGGATTTGCCGAACGATTATTTACGTATTGTGCGACCCCCGGTCGACTATCGCAAATACGGTATTTATCAAAGCCATTTAGACGAGCCGAAAAAGGAGGCAAAGTATGTAACGTTGAGTAATGTCAATGAAAATAAGGGTGGACCTCTTCTTATACAGTTGGCAAAAGCAATGCCCGAGCAAGAGTTTCTTGGTATTATTGGCGGATATCGTAAACAAATAACAGATAAAACTCTTCCGAATCTCAAATACATCGAGCATACTACACAGATTAAGGATGTGTACGCTCAAACGTGGGTGATGATTATGCCGTCGAAGGAGGAGACCTGGGGGCGTACAGCGGTAGAAGCAATGTCTTCCGGTATTCCTGTAGTCGTTTCACCGACCCCTGGATTAACAGAGTGCTGCGGTGATGCTGCGTTGTATTGTGAGCGTACAAATTTAGCCGAGTGGGTAAAAACTCTGCGTAAACTCAGGCAGGATCGCGAATTCTATAATCAACGGTCGTCTATTTCTCTACAACACGCGCGGTCTCTTGACCCTACAGACGAACTTGCGGACTTGGAAACATGGATAGAGAAGACGGTCCTTAAGGCAAACGTCCATAAAGATAAGACCTGTTCCATCTTGGAGAAAAATCTTCTATTTAGATAGAAAACAGAATGGCGAACCGCACACGCAAGAATAAGCGTAACAACAACGTCCAGGCGGGCGGCAAGATGCCCCGCGTTGGCACCCGCGCGCAGGTCTGGCACGGCACGGCGCACCACACATCCGGCGGTCTGACCCGCAACGACCTGAAGCAGAACAAGCATGGTCGCATTGTGAGCCGCCGTGCGTCAGCGGCGGGCAAGAAGGCGCTCAAGCACCTTGTCAAGGCGGGATACAAGGCGAAGAAGGGTACGTTCAAGCTCTTCCATTAGACTATAAACCAAGCCCCGAACGCTCCATAATATGCGTTCCAAGGCGTAGAAGACGCATACCTTTACGAAAGCGGATACTATCCGTTTCGGTATCGGAATCAGTAATTTTATGCCAGAACAACGACCAGCGTGATTCCCCAATATCACTTACAACAAGTCCAAGCCCCTGCTCCCCCGTTGCTTTCACAATAAGGGACCAATCCCCCGTCATTGTAAATCCCTCGTGTCCTCCCCGCCCAGGTAGCCGATGAATCATATCGTACATCACGCGCGGCTCAACACCCACAGGGAAAAAGATAGCATCCGGAACCGTAGGGATTTCAATATGCTCGCCAAGCCAAATACGCGTCATCAGAATCCGTCCCTCACCAAGCACTCCATCCATAAATGTTAGAAATCCAGGGGGTGCCTTAGGCGCACCGACACCAAAGGCAATTAATACAGAGCCAGTTGCTCCAAGACCACTACTCATACCTTTTATTATCGTTGCTATACACGACCATTCCTTCCCCGTAGTGCTAGGACGAATGACAAACGTCCAATCGTGTTCGAGTTCAAGTGTATCAACTCCACTTCCGCATACTAATATACGGCAGATATAGGGTGAGCCGGATATAAACTCCCAGGGAATCCAACTATTTTGTTCGTTACAAAAGCAATAGAGCGCGCGTCCGACCAAAGAGCATCCTAGACCCTCGAGTTCCATTCTTATAAAAACAGCATACCTTTACAAGGAACGATGAACGCACTCGAAGCAATTGTTGGAGCCGCGTTAGCAGTAGGTGTCTTGGATGCCGGCTGGCTCACTCTACACTATAACTACCATCGAGACCTGTTCTATAAGATTCAGAAGTCAGAATTAAATCCACGATTCACCCCAGCCGTTCTTATATATATTCTTATCCCCGTGGCAGTCTATCTATACGCCATCAAAGATGCCAATTCAACAAAACAGGCGGCACTTAAGGGCGCCCTTATTGGCTTCATTCTTTATGCGTTTTATGACTTGACGAATTATGCCACACTCACAAATTATACTTTAGATATGACCCTGACTGATATTGCCTGGGGTACTGCGGTGTGTACGGCAGGCGCGGTCGTCGGATACAAATTTTACACTCGTTAGTCCCCGTTCTATTTAAACAAACTACACGTATCAATAACTACATTTGTAGTTCAATGGTAGAATGCAACTCTTCCAAAGTTGTGACTCGGGTTCGATTCCCGACAAATGTAGACACTAAATAAACGGATTATACGCCCACTGAAGTAACGCCTGGCGTTCCCTCACCGAGCACCCAACCGCCCCACGAGAGCAGCGCGCCTTAATCGCGCCAGCGTGACGTGCAAACGACCGCCAACGACCAATTTGGACCGCATCCAGCGCCGGAATACGACGACCTAGCCAGTAGCGACAATACCATTGAAACCAGCCGCGCTCGTCAGGATTCTGCGCCGCATCTGCTAAAATCGCCCGTCCCGTTGTCGCCGCTACGTGCCGCCCACGCTTAGGCGCCCACCCATTGTC